TCGTAGGGCATTACTCATCTCTCCAACGGGTAGTGGCAAGAGTCTCATCATCTATTTTACAATGTTGGAACTCCTGAAACGAACAAAGGGCAAGATTCTTATTGTTGTTCCAACCACCGGACTTGTCACTCAATTAAAGTCTGACTTCGAAGATTATGCCAATACTCAAAAAATTTCAGAACACATACATCTGGTTTATGGTGGGCAAGAAAAAACAAGCAACAAGAGAGTAGTAATATCCACTTGGCAAAGTCTATACGATCAATCTGAAGAGTTTTTTAATCAATTTGATGCCATTATCGGTGACGAGTCGCATTTGTTCAAGGCAAAGTCACTCGTAAAAATTATGACAAAATTAAAAAATTGCGAATATCGAATTGGAACTACTGGAACATTGGATGGAACTCAGGTTCATCGTTTGGTTCTTGAGGGTCTTTTTGGATCGGTATATCAAGTCACATCAACCAAGGAACTAATCGACCGAGAAGTATTGGCACAATTAAAGATAGAATGTTTATTGCTGAATTATTCAGACAATCACAAAAAAGAAATTAAGCGAGCAAAATATCATGAAGAAATTGAATGGTTGGTTCTCAACGATCATCGTAACAATTTTATTACTCATCTTGCTAATAATATACCCGGTAATATACTTGTTCTATTTAATTTTGTTGAAAAGCACGGAATACCCCTTTATCAATCGTTTGTTCGACAAAATATTAAAACACCTTACCTTATTTGTGGAAAAACGGAAATTGAAGAAAGAGAACAAATAAGACAAATTGTAGATAAAGGTAATAATAATGTTTTAGTGGCATCTTATGGAACATGCAGCACTGGAATCAATATAAAAAACATACATGCGATTGTATTTGCATCACCATCAAAGTCAGTGATTCGTGTGCTTCAATCAATAGGTAGAGGTCTTCGCAAGTCAAATACAAAAAACAAAGTTACTGTATATGATATTGCAGATGACCTTTCTTGGGGCAAGTATCGCAATCACGCCCTTCGTCACATGGATGAACGAGCGACCATATATACTAATGAAGAGTTTCAGTTCAAGACGATCAAGATTAAGTTAGGAGAATGATATGAATTTAAAGGTTCTTAAACTTAGAAGCGGTGAAGAAATTGCCTGTGAAGTCCTTGAGGAAACTTCGGATAAACTTATTATCTCAAGACCAATGATTTTTAAATTTGATTCTATGATGGATCTGACAGGAAAAACAATTGATGTAACTTCTTTGGAAAATTGGTTGGGAAACAATACCAGTAAAAATATCACAATTCCCACAAATCATATAGTTTTTATCTCAGAAGCGAACGAATCGACAATTAAACTTTATAATTATGAACTTAGCAAGGAAAAGGTAAAATCGACCACAAATGATAATAAAGTAGTCGATTCAGATTTGTTTGGTATGTTTTTGGAAAACATGCTCAAGGATATGGCATCTTCAACACACGATTTTGTTCAAGATTCAACACCAAAACAGCGTAAAAAAGCAAAAAGACCCTCAAAGAAAGAATATCTTCCACCAGATATGACCGATGAATCTGAACTTGATCGTCATATGATCATGATGCAATTGTATATTCCTGCCGAAGCAATAATGAACTTAATTACTGCTGGAATACTGGATCCAAAGACTCTTCTGAAGATGATAAGTGAAGTTAAGAAAAGAAATAAATTTACTGGTGACGAAAAGGATCGTCGGGATTTCGGTAGTAAGCTAAGTGATTGGAATCCAGATCCTAACTCTGATGATTATAAGTAAGAGTGAATCTAAACCTTCTTCATTTCCAGACATAGAAATTATACACATGTCTCTTGAATTCTGTCAAGCCCCTATTGCAAAATTTTTTAAAAAAATGTTACAATCACTTGACAACTTTTCTAGACATGTTATACTTTGGTCCTGAAAAGGATGAATATGAAACCAGAAGATGAAAATGAAATAGAAGAAGAAGTAAAATCATTAAAACACTATATTAATAATAAAAAATTTTGTGAATCTATGAGTGAGTGGAAGGAACTCGTAAAAGAAGCAGAAGAATGCGGAGATCCAAGACCTCCCGTAACAGATTACATTGCCGAGTCTTTTCTAAAGATTGCCGAACATCTTTCACATCGTCCAAATTTTATTAATTATCCTTTTCGTGAGGATATGATTGGTGATGGTATAGAAAATTGTTTGTTATATGCTCATAATTTTGATCCATCAAAGTCGTCAAATCCATTTTCATATTTTACTCAAATAATTTATTATGCATTTTTGAGAAGAATAGAAAAGGAAAAAAAACAAGCATATATCAAATATAAGTGCTTGCAAATGAAAGACATTGATGGTAAATTTGTGGATTGGATCAAGAAAGAAGGAGATTATGGAACTTTCAATGAATTTTTACAGAAACATTTTTCTCTTTCAGAAAATGACTTAACCAATCTGGAACCAAAAAAGAAAAAGAAAAAGAAAGTTAAAAGGAAACGAAAGAAGTGAAAATTGCCTTTATAAACGACACTCATTTTGGGTGTCGAAATGATTCTCCTTTTTTTCTAGAGAATGCTGTTTCTTTCTTTGAGAAACAGTTTTTTCCGTATCTAGAAGAAAATAATATCAAGGAAGTAATTCATCTCGGAGACTTCTTTGATCGTCGTAAATATGTAAATTTTAATACTTTATCAATAGTAAGGAAAAAAATTCTTGAAGTATTTGAAACCAACAACATTCAATTGCACATTACGATTGGTAATCATGATACTTATTATCGTAACACAAATGATCTAAATTCCCTTAAGGAACTTCTGGAAGATCGTTATAAAAACATCACCGTTTATGAGAAACCAACAACAATAAATTTTGATAATTTTTGTTTTGGTATTGTTCCGTGGATCACTAAGGAAAATGAAGAAAAAGTTGTTAGGTTTATTAATAATTGCTCTTGTAGTATGATTGGTGGGCATTTTGAAATTTTAGGATTTGAAGTAATTGCTGGTGTAAAGCATCAACACGGAATGTCCATAAGTTCTTTCAGTAGATTTGATCGTGTTCTTTCTGGACATTTTCATATCAAGCAAACAGAAAAAAACATATATTATCTTGGAACTCAATATCAGATGAACTTTGGAGATGTTCATTCAAAGAAGGGGTTTCATATCTATGACACGCATACCGATGAGTTGTCATTCATTGAAAATCCAAATAACATCTTTCACATATTTACCTATGATGATTCTTCCGCAGATGAGGTAAAAAGAATTGCAAAGTTCATCAAGGAAACAAATCTTAAAGGTAGTTTTGTCAAGATTACGGTAAGAAGCAAGGCAAAGCAGGAGATATTTGATCGATTCATCGATGCTCTTTGGGAAAAAGGAATTCAGGATCTTTCTGTACTTGAAGATTTGCTGGAAAAATCAACGGATGTTGAATTCAACGAGTCTGAAGATACGATTAGCATCATTGGACGAGAAATTGATGCTATTGAACGGGATCTTGACAAGGTTAAACTCAAGACTCTGATTCGTGACCTCTATATGGAAAGTCTTTCAGTATGATTACATTCAACAAGGTGAGATTCAAGAACTTTGGATCATTTGGTAATAATTTTACAGAAATTGTTCTAGATTCTACCAATACAACTTTGATCTGTGGAAACAATGGAAGTGGCAAGTCGTTTGCCTTTCTTGATTCCATCACATTTGCTCTTTTTGGCAAACCATTTCGCAAGATCAATATTCCACAACTTGCCAATTCAATCAACGAAAAGAACTGCTTGGTGGAGTTGGAATTTACTCGCGGTTCCGAAAAATTTTTGATTCGTCGCGGAATCAACCCAAGAGTGTTTGAGATCTACCGCAATGGTGATCTGTTGAATCAGGATGCCAAGAGTCTTGATTATCAGGATGTTCTTGAGCAGCAGATTCTCAAGATGAACTATAAGACATTTACGCAAGTCGTCATTCTCGGAAGTTCATCTTTCGTGCCGTTTATGCAGTTGTCGGCAGCAGATAGACGAAATGTCATTGAGAATATTCTTGACATTAATATTTTCAGCACGATGAATCTGGTGCTCAAGGGAAAGATTCTT